GGCGCTTGCAATATTGGGTGAAGATACTAATATCGAAAAAACAACCAAGAAGATGGAAGATCTTGCTAAACAAACAAGCGACACTACTATTGGATTTGGTGCATTATTAAAAACACTTGGCGATATACCAGGTTTAGGAATGGTAGGCCGAGCCTTTTATGAAACCAGTACACTAGGATTATTAGCCAGATTAGGTAAGGAAAATAGACCAGCCAGAGAATTACCTGCCAACGAACAACGAAGTGCTGGCCGTATAACTGTTCAACAATTTAGAGTAGAAGTTAGACAGAAAAAAGAACTCGACAAACTTAGAGCTTTAGAAATAGCCGCCTTAAAGAAAAAGACTGCGGTAGATGAACTATCTGCTAAGTTTGATGTTGAGCGTATTGGATTCCAAAAAGCGCTTAATGAAGCCACAGATAGTGAAACTAAATTACGTCTAAGAGCCCAGTTAGCAATCCTAGATAATAACGAAGCATTAGCAAAGAAGTTATTGGCTGAGATGGAAGGCAAGAAAGCCACAGAAGAATTAACTACTCAGTTTTATGCACTAAGTGAAGCTGCTAAAAACTTATTATTATCTTTTGGAGTTGACCCAAGTCAAATTGGCCCAGGGGGAACTATTACTGGTACTGGTGGTGGTGGCCGTATGGGTAACCTTGCAGATGTAGCCATCAATAATCCAGAGTTTGGCTACAGTAATGAAGCCAGAGCATTAGGCCTAGCATTAGGATTTACACCAGGTATTAGCCGTGGTGGATCAGCACAAGAAATGAGAGTAACTGTCGATGTAGCAGGGGCTGGCGATAAGTTAAGCCAAGCTATTGCAGAAAGCATACAGATCGCTACTCGTAATGGATACAGCACAGTACCTGCTGGACAAGGGTTCTAATGACAGTACCAGTAATTAATGCAGTAATTAACTTTAGCACTGGCCCTAGTTTTGCTCAGGCAATGATTTTAGATACAGGTATATTAGGCACAAATATATTGGGAGATTCAGCAGCTGTAATTGTAGACGTATCAAATCAAGTAAATAGAATTGAAACTAATCGAGGCCGTACTGCTCTTAGCGATCAATTTCAAACAGGATCACTTACATTACGTATAGTAGATCAAAATGGCGATTTTAACCCACAAAATGTATCTGGGCCTTATTACAATTTATTGACACCTATGAAAAAGGTGCAGATTACGGCTACCTATGGTGCTAATACTTACCCTATATTTGCAGGATTTATTACAAGTTATGTTACAACTTATCCCGATGAATCAGAAGCAGATTTAGCCATGACCACTATTCAAGCTGTAGATGCTTTTAGATTAGCCCAATTAGCACAGATAAGCACTGTTACTGGTGCAACGGCTGGCGATCTATCAGGTACTCGTATCAATGAGATATTAGATGAAATTGACTGGCCAATATCACAGCGTGATATAGATGCAGGTCTTACTACATTACAGGCAGATCCAGGCACTAACCGCACAGCATTACAGGCTTTACAAACTGCTACAGAATCTGAATATGGCGCTATCTATGTTAGTGCCGATAATAACTTTGTATTTCAAGATCGAGGCGTAACTGCTGGATCTATTGGTGGCACACCTACAGTCTTTGCAGATGATGGATCAGGCATAGATTACTTTGATGCTACCTGGATATTAAACGATGTATTGGTATTTAATAAAGCCACTATTACTAGAGCTGGTGGATCGCCACAGGTAGCCCTAAACCAAGCCAGCATAGATAAGTATTTTTTGCATAGTTATTTTTTAGATAATCTCTTAATGCAGTCAGATGCAGTAGCCCTAGATTATGCCCAGGCTTATGTGGCTAGTAGGCAAGAAACTTCTATACGAGTAGATGCCATAGTCCTAGATCTATACACCGATAATTACAACTCAGGTATATTGGCAGCTTTAGATTTAGATTTTTTTGATCCGATTACAGTTAAGACTACCCAGCCTGGCGGATCGCTTTTAGAAAAGACTTTACAGATTTTTGGGGTACGTATGGCAATAACCCCGAATAGTTGGAAAACCACGTTCACGACACTAGAGCCCGTTATAGATGCATTTATCCTAAATAATAGCATTTATGGCACTTTAGACTATAATGTCCTAAGTTACTAAGGAGTAGAAATGGCAGCAGGTTTAGGGTTTAAGGATTTTGTTACAGGCGAGGTATTGACCGCAGCCGATGTAGATGGCTATTTAATGCAAGGTATCTGGGTGTTTGCCAGTGCCGCTGCTAGAGATTCAGCTGTAACTTCTCCACAAGAAGGTAACTTTGCTTATCTAAAAGATACAAATACAACTACTTATTACACTGGCAGTGCTTGGACTAATTTAGATACCACAGGCATGGTCAATCCAATGACTACTACTGGCGACACCATTTATTCATCAAGTGGATCAACACCAGCAAGGCTTGGCATTGGCAGTAGCGGTCAAGTTTTGACAGTTGCTGGCGGTGTACCAACTTGGGCTACACCTAGTTCTGCCGCATCTTATCGGGGTGTAAGTTTATATGGTACAGCCGTACAATCAATTCCAAATGCTACAGATACTATACTAACTTTTAATTCTGAGGCTTGGGATACTGATGGTTACCATAGCACTAGTACAAACACTTCAAGAATTACAATTCCCGCAGGATTAGGCGGTAAGTATTTAGTAACTATGAATACTTCGCCTGCTTTAAACGGTACTGGCGGTAGATATATGGAAATATATAAAAACGGCGCAAGGTTAGTAAATGATATTGGTATTGCAGGAAGTGCAAGTCTTTATGTTAATTTAGCAGGAACTTTTGTAGTTAATTTAGTTGCAACAGATTATATTGAAATGTTAGTTTATCAGGATTCAGGTGGGGCACTGAATTTTAACAAAGCCGCAACTACATCACCATTTACAGCAACTTATTTGGGAGCATAATATGATTCAATTTACCAGACCTGAAAACTTAAACGGAGCAGAACTTGTCAAAGAGTTAAATGATAATGGCATTGAAGTTACTGGCAAACCATTTTTAGATGGCAATAATGATTTATGGCTTGATATAAATGAGTCAGATAAAGCTCAAGCAGAATCAATAGTAGCCGCACATAACAGTACTACTGTTGCACCTGAGCCATCTATTCAAGACAAACTAGCAAACGCTGGTATTACTTTAGATGAGTTAAAGGTTGCCCTAGGACTTTAAGCACAATTTTAAGAAAGTGTGGCAAATGAAACCATGGTTATGCGCAGCTGGTGTGCAGTTAAGGGATCAGATTGATACCTGGTATCCAGATCGCCGCTCTACCAGTGATGGGTGGATTGGTGATGCTCGTCATAGCGCCACCAAATCGGATCATAATCCAGACAAATCTGGGGTCGTCCGAGCCATTGATGTTGATTCTCGCTTGGATTCATCCGAAGGGATCTCAATATATTTGGCTGACCAGATCAGAAAATGTGCGAAAACCGATAAGCGTATATCTTACGTAATTCATAATGGCAAAATAGCAAGCAGAATACTTAACTATAAATGGCGCACCTATAGAGGTTTTAATAAGCATATAAGGCACATCCATATTAGCTTTACAAAGTTAGGCGACAAAGACGGCAGAGAGTTCGATATACCACTACTGGGGGGCAAAATATGAAAATATCAGAAAAACAAAAAGCAGTATTGAAATCCTATTTTAGAGGGGTTTTAGTATCTTTCTTAACTTTCTTAGCAAGTAATGAACTTGGATTAGATCCAGTTGTATCAGTGGTAGTAGCAGCACTTGCAGGACCAGCAGCTAGAGCATTAGATAAAACCGAGGGTGAGTTTGGTGTTGGTTCTGAAAAATGACACCGAACGAATTAGTCGCATTTGGCGTTGGCGTAATAAGTATCGCAAGCGCTTTATTGCTGGCTCTACGATGGGTTATTAAAAGCTTCCTAAGCGAACTCCGCCCGAATTCTGGCAGCTCGATCAAGGATGCCATTAACCGAATTGATGATAGAAGTTTAAGATTAGAACAGCGTGTTGATGAACTGTTCTCATTAATGAATAGGCGACAATAGCAATATGGCAACCGCTCGCAAGCGTAAGAAGGTTAATAAGCGCAAGGGTAAATACACCCATGAGCAGATTAATACTAAGTTAGATACCTATGCCATCTCGTTGCGTGAGTTTTATTTAAGCCTAAGACGTGCAGGATTTCCAGTAGATCAAGCTCTAGGGATGTGCGATAAAAACGTATTCCCAGACTGGCTAACACCATCTAGTCCAGACTTTGATCCAGTTAATCCAGACCATAACCCCTACGAAGATGAGGATGATAATTAAGCGCATAGCGTTTGTATCAGATCTGCAAGTACCTTTTTTCAGTGAGTCAAGTGTTAAATCAGTAGGCCGTTTTTTAGCTAAGTGGCGACCTCATAGAACTATCTGTATAGGTGATGAGATTGATCTACCACAGCTAGGCGGTTTTAATGCTGGCACTATTGATGAGATGGTGGGCAATATAAACGATGATAGAAAACAAACACAAGAAGTATTAAGTTACTTAGGGGTAACAGATGTACTAGGAAGTAACCATGGAATCAGACTTTACCGATCAATTAAAAAAAGACTCCCATCATTTCTCAACCTACCCGAAATGCAGTATGAGCGTTTTATGGGATATGACAAGCTCCAGATTAAATTCCACCCCTATGGGCTCGATTGGGCGCCAGGCTGGACAGCCCTTCATGGTGACTCTTTCCCTCTTAGCCAAGTACCTGGACAAACGGCCTTAAATGGGGCTAGAAGGCTTGGTAAGAGCGTGGTGTGTGGGCATACCCATAGATTAGGCCAATCGGCCTTTACAGAGGCATCTAGAGGGCAATTAGGGCGTACTGTGTGGGGCGTTGAGGTTGGCAATTTAGTAGATTTAAGCAGTTCAGGCATGGCATACACAAGGGGCTATGCTAACTGGCAGCAAGGTTTTGCCGTAGCCTATGTGCACGAGCGTAAAGTCCAGGTAATTACAGTGCCTATAAATTTAGATGGC